CCAGCCTGTCCAAAATGATTTAATACATTTGCTTCAGCTGTCATAATTTTTTACCTCATATTTTAAATTCATCATCTTATTGTAAAATTTTTTTACAATGTTATTTTCTTTGGCAATAACGGCTGCACGCTTTCTTAGAAGAACGCGTGCAGTGTCATTATCAACAACATATATTTGACCTTGATTAAATACTTTTTCTTTATAATTCAAAGAAACAAGCATTAATATTTTCATTATTTGTCTTTCGCTGTTGGTTTATGTTCCGGATAGCCTAATGTAGCTACTGCACCAAAAATACCTCCAGAACTTACGCCAGAACTAGTTAATCTTAATTGCGTATATCGTTTTTTATTTAAACAACCAATGCGTGCAACTTTATTAGAATCGGCAGACAGCGAAAAAGTAGCATCAGTTATAGGAGCCACAGGGATTGCCGCATAATCTGGGCGTTCACCTGTAACATTAGTGGTGCCAATTAAGAAATCACTAGTTATAACTGTTGCGCTTGCAAGACCCGAATCATCGCTTTCATAAATTGACGGAACATAAACGCCATCAGTAATAGTTCCGGCATGAATAACAAACTCAGTTGCTTCAAAGCCCAATGTATCAATAATGTTTCCATTGGTTGTAGTGCTGGATGATATAGTTCCAATATTTAATGCATTAACATCTTTAATTTCATTGTGTAAATCTAACTTAGCCATATTTATAACCTCAATAATTTAGTTGATTAAGCAGAAACTTTCATTTTTACAAAGGCTTCTTTTTTGACAACCATTGCGCCTAAGCGACGAATGAATGTAAAAATAATATAGCCAGGTTTGGTTACTTCATCGCGAACCATGTACATCAACATACGGTCTGCAACTACATAGCCTTGTTTGAAGTCGCCCATTAAAATCGGGTAAGTTCCGGCAGAAATATCATCCATATCTGGAGATATAAAATATTGAGCACCCAAAACTGAATTAGGAATACCAGCAGCAATATTGCCTTGCGCCCAAATATAACGGCCAACACCATCTTTCAATTGTAAAATTTTGATCCAAGTACGACGATTAAAAGTATAAATACGGTCGTAGTTTTGGTTTCCATAACTTTCCCATTTGATTTCACCGAACATTTGCAGAATTGCATCAGCAGTAACGTTTGTTCCACTTCCGCTATTAATAGATGAAATGCCGGTCGTATCTGACATCAAACCTTCAACCTGATTAGTGCCGTTGCCTTTGATAAAGCCATAACCTTCGCGCTGCGCAAACTCTTCGTTTACATCGTTTGCAATTTCAGCTTGCATATCAATAGGACTATCCATCAATTCTTCGATAGTAATCGGAACGCTTACAGAAAGACGTTTCATGTGAATTTCTGGACGGTTATATTGTGATTGGCTCTTATTTAAAGGGTCTTGACCTTCATATCCCCATGAAGAAGTTAAAAGCACATTACGCAATGGTAATTGCAAAATATTAGAATACGTTGTCATTGCGCGCGCGTATTTTCTAACCGGGCTTATTTCAGTTAAGTTACGAATTAATTCCGGCATGAATTCAGGAGGAACTAACAAACCACCGGCATCTGCAACATCAGAGCGGACATATTTCAAATCTCTTTGTTCATACTGCCCGCTTATCTTATTGATTTTTGGAATAGTTACTGAGCCATCGCCTTCAGTCATAGCATAATACTTTTTCATCGTATCATCGGTATTAAGTGCCATCTTAAGATTTCTTGTAGCAAAAGCTTTTTCATAAACCGATTGCAATTCAGGATTTAAAGCTGGAATACCAGCGGTGGCAATAACCTGTTTAGAACCCTGCGCTCTTTCCAACGAATCAATAATCTTTTCTTGTTTAGCAGTTTTGGTTTCTAATTCTGATACTTTTCCATGCGCTGAATTTAAATCTTTTTCCATTTTGTCAATTTTAGTTTCTAATTCTCCGTAGGTAATTTTCTCTTTTTCCATTTTCGCCATTGATTCGCGAATATCTTTTACTAATACTCCCAACTCCACATTCGGATTTGGTGAAGTAACAATTTGAACGTCAGTCATTTTAATAACCTCATTTTTGTTAAATAAAATATATGCAAAACAAATGCATACGCCGTAGATAGACTTATTTAACTGTGAGAAACAGTTGAGATATCGAGCTAACCCGATAAGTGACAAGCGGTATACACCGCTAAGGTGATCTTACTTTTTGAAAATATCTTTAATGTTTTGCAAGTCTTTAATGATCTTATCTTGTTCTTTTTGAACTATAGATTTTTTCAAATCATTATGAAGAGCTTGTAAATTATCTATTAAAGAATTATCAATATTAGTTTTAATGTTAACATCAAGATTGAATTCTTTATTTTCTAAACAAATTAAATTGACCAAGTATTCTGCTGCACGCTTTGTGAAACCTTTGCTCTTTCTCAGAATGCGTGCGAGCTGCGATTTTTTAGTAATCTTTTCAGCGCCCACTAATTGCGTAACATCCTTTACAGACATTTTAACTTCGGTAATTTTCGCATTAGGATTCATTGGTTCGCCTACTGTTGAAATTTCCCATAATGTCAATTTTTTCAATTGCCGAATTGGTACCGCATTAGTCGATGGATTTTTAATATAATCAAAATCATCAACACTATATCCAATTGACAGATCGCTTATCGCGCCTTGTTTGGCCAACGCATAAACTTCACGTCCGCGTTGTACTTCTAAATTAATTTCGCCGCGACAATATAAGCCCTTTTCATCATCAATAATTTTTTCTACCGGGAAATGACCGATGATGTCCATAGTAGAATGTTGATAATGCATTTTGACGGGGCGGCCTTCAGCCAAATATTTGGCTAGGCATTCTTTAAAAGCGCCTTGCAAAATAACATCGCCCCCACGGTCTATATCACCGTAAGTGGCCGCATAGCCTTCTATGATGCCGGTTTTAACACCCTTGATAGTCGCTTCTTTTATTTCTATGATTTTAAAAGATAAATTCTTATGTTCTATTTCAACATTAAGCTTGGCCTTACTCATTTCCTCTTCGTCGTCATCGTCTTCCTCTTCTTCTTCGTCTTCATCGCTCTCGTCTTCATCGTCCCAGTATTTTTCATCTTCTTCGCCTTTATCACCTGTGGCCGCAACAAATTCAGTAGGCTTATAATCATGATCTTTTAACCATTTTTTAGCGTCTTCAGTAGTGAATTTATCTGCATCAAAATGAATGGCCTGCACTTCAGCTTTGCCGGCTTTAGTCACCCCATAAATAACATCAATTCCCGCCCCAAATTCATCATTCTTACGGCGGAATTTTGTATATTTACTGGGATCAGAAATTCTTGCGGAATGTTCGTGTTTAAACGGCATATAATTTTCCCATTTCACTAGGGATTAATAATATTTTGAATGTTATCACTAAAATACATTGCTTACTACACAAAAGATACAAAAATATATCTATAATTAACATTAACAGCTATATACTATGACCACCTTAAAACAATGCTGACATACGATAAAGCACAATATTAATTGCTAAATAATCAAAAAAATGTAATATATAATTGAAAATTAGGAGGCCAATCGACTGGAGAAATTAAACTATGTTGGCCAATGAAATATTTTTGACGAGCAAAGAAGCGGCTGAATATTTACGCATAAAAGAAATGACACTCAGAGAATGGCGATTTAGTAAGCGCTACAAATTACCATTTTATAAAGTCGGTAGTAAGAAAGTGCTTTATAAAAAGATAGATTTGGATGGTTTCATTAAAGTGAACGGAGAAATAACAGATGGAAAATGAAAAGGTATATGTAGTCTATGATGAATCGAATATTATTTACGGCGTGTTTTCCACAAAAGAAGCTATGATAGAATATATAGGTGATTACGATTTATTTTGGGAAGAATGCATATTAGATGAGCATGTAGGGAATAATCCAAACTTATGATCGATAATTTTGAACAAATATCCGGCCTATTAAAATTCAACTCTGATGATGATTTTTATCATTTACAAATAATTAGACGAAAAAAGGAAAATCTAAGCCTGCTATCTAGCGTCCGTTTGATTAGATCTTATTATATTGATTCGATTGAACAATTAAATGAATTACGCCCTGAAATCATAGAAATTTGTGAAGCATTAAACGCTAGGGCTTATATTAATTTAAATCGTAGAAGTTATAGAAGAATAGCTTTAGAATCGTTGCGTAAAACAGCAGAATATATAGCCAATGGCGTATCTAAAGCCGCAAAAAAAGCCTATCATAGTGCGTGCGGCTATTATAGTAAGGAAAATAAGCGTAAATGGATTATTGATATTGATACTCACGATATAACAATACAAGAAGAAATTAAACAACTTATCCCTTGTATTATAGCCCAAATTCCAACAAAAAATGGAATACATCTTATAGCTCATCCGTTTAGCCAAGAAGAATTTATGAATACATTGAAACAAAATGCTATAATCGATGAAAGATTAGGTAAAATATTATTAGACATTCATAAGGATAATCCTACTATATTATATATTCCCTTTCAAAGGATAAATAAATTATGAAAAAATCAAAGTCACGCAATATAATAACTAATAAAGGACTGCCTACTTTTTTACCGATATCTCCAACGCCAAAATGCACATTGCCTAAGGGAATATGTAACAACTTAAGTGATACACTTTTTACGTTAAAAGGAATAGACGATTATCTGAGTAATAAAGGTTTAATAAATTTTCGAATAATAGAAGATCGTCCGGGCTATATAGTCATTTTACTTTTTGATGATATACGACAAACCTTAACTAGATCCGAAATAATTGATATTATAAAAATAATGAAGCATTGCCACATACCAGTTACAAATTGCGTAGGCGTTGCATTTGCTCAAACTTTATCTTTTGATCAAGATGATTTAGAAAAATTTAGAAAGATAAAATAAGTTATGAACAATAAAATAGATCAAGCTATCAATTGTATACAAGGAATAGAATTATTTGTTGATGAAAGTTTTGGCAATGAAAGTAAAAGTGATTGGGATGCTTTCCACGATGCAATTGATGAGGCGGTCGAAATATTGGAAAATATGAAAGAGGAAAAGTTATGAAAAAACCTATCCATTATTTTTTTGGCTTTATTTTTTTAATAACTATAATATATCTTATTGTTAGTTTTATTGCTCTATCATTTGATCCAACCGAATGGAATATATGGCTAAGAATAATTTCAATTATATTTTCAATATATGTAGGTTTTAAAGCATTGTTTCTTTATGATAAAAATCAATCCAAACAATTTTAATTTAAATAGGTATAATAAAAAATAGTATATTTATGCCGTGGGTTGCTAAGCAAAGTCCGGCGAAATAATTGAGTATCGTCCTGCAACATCTAGCCCAGCACGCCGTGGAGTCACCCTGGCTGGGGAATAACTGGTGACCAACGATACTCACGGCATAAATATATTAATTTATTTTAACTTAATCAAAGGTGACTTATGGCTAAACAAATAAAAGCAAAAGTAGTTGCAAAAAAAGCTTCAAATCCTGGCAAGAAATTTTATGAATGCCCCGACTGCGGATATATTAGCGCAAAAACATTCTTAATTGATTTTGAAGGACAAGAATATCGTTTTTGTTCAAGATGTTATTTGGAATTTTTGAAAAAAGAATTACCAATAACATTTGAAAGAGACACAAAATAAACCATGCCAAAATCAGTAGAAGATTTTTATGAGCGAACAACATTCGATTGCGTATATTCTAGATGCACTAAATATAATCAGAACATGAAAAATAGCACATGTAAATTTTGCAGTCGCAAAGTACATATATTAAATGGAGTGGTTTTTCTTAGCAATGAAGGTGCATTTAAATATTATTTAGAAAATTACGAAAGGATAATTGCCAATGATGACCAAGCCTGATAAATTAAAAAATGGCACAATCGAAAGGCCGCCCTGCCCCTTTTGCAAAGAGCCTATGGGTTTATATGCCCTCTCCCAAGAACACGGGTATCCCATTGAATATTACTGGTCTTGCGGTAATGCGGATTGCGAATCACAAAAAGCGGATCTCATTTGCCCATTCTGTAAATGTCCCATGGCGAAATCGATAAAATATCATTGTTTAAATCCATTGTGTAAATAATTATGGGAAGAGCGATAATTAAAAAAGATAATGGTAACCTTGCTATTTGGTCAACAATTGTTGATGATTTTATTTTTACAGATATTACCAAAAAAGACTATATTAAATTTAGAACGGAAGAATTTAAAAAAGATTTAGAGCGTTCTTTTGAAGATTACACATTATCTTTAAATGATTTTATCAAAAGATACGGGCGTCCAACCAAAAAACAATTGACCGCATTGAAAAAGGTTAAATAATTATGAATAACAAAAAATCATTATGCAATCCAGATAAATATGTATGTTTAAGTTGTGGTGCAATTGTAAATAATACAGATATGATTACATTTCCTATTAACCTTTGTATGTTAAAAGATTGCAAAGGAACATTTTTAATTAATCGTCCAACACAATGCAAAGATTGCGCTATAAATACATTAAAAACACTTTCCCATATTATTGATACACGGAAACCAATTGATTATGATAAATATATTGATGCTGATAAAGATATTGATTTCAGAATGTTCATATATAATTATTTTAATGAATGGAATACATAATTATGAATACCGAAGACAAACAACAATTTGATCCTTCAACCGCTACCGGAGAATATCTGGATAAATGGGCATTCAAATTAGCTGGCATTGTTCGTAGATATTATGAATCAGAAGAAGAATTCAGAAAAAGAATGTTCATGGAAATTAAATTGCAACAAAAAATGAGAGATTATCCAAGATTATGACAAATAAAATCGAAAAACTTGATAGAATAAAAAGTTTTAGTCGCGAAGAACGAATCGATGGTGTCGCTTTAATTAATTTATGGAATGATGTTGTAGGCATAAAAAACAAAGTTAATAAGCTTATTGACGCTATACATGAAGAGCAAAATATAAGACAAGAAGAAGACCAAATATTAATAGATTATGTAAACACAAAGCCATGTAATCTACAATCAATTGATTCTTTTCGTAAATATGGTTTTTCTAATGTGCTTGATTCCATAAATAAAGCCGCTACTATAGAAGATTTAGATAAGATAGCTATAATTCCTCCAAATTTTCAAAACAAAATGAAGGAATTAGTAGAAGAAAATAAATCATTAAAAAAACGAATTACGATGTTGGAACATAGTTTTTCCATTGACAATAATAGCACTTTATGGATGATGATGGGACATAGATATTTTTTTGAAACAAAGGATTATTTTTATACGGGAAGGCTCGTTAATATAACTGAAGATAAATTTTATTTTAAAGACATCGATTTTCTTTCTAAAGAAGAACATGAAAGAAGTTGTTCAAATGATTGCTATATGGAAAAGAAAAATATTTTATCGATTAAAAATATAACTTCTGATGGAAAATAATAACATAATCCCTGTCTCTCAATCTAAACAATTGGTCGAAGGGGTTTTTTATTTATACGAAGGAACGAGGATAAGGATTAATAAAAATCTCTATACACTCAATAAATTTATAAATTGCAAAATTCTTCCATTAGATATAGCAAATATAAGACCTGAACCATTTTTTAAGCCGTACTTATATGAAGAGATTTCAGTTGAAATTGAATTTAAATCATTTGAACAATAATTATTCAAAGAATGGTTCCGAACTACATCGACAATTAATTATATTATCTTCACTCGCCCCCAAGCTATCATCTCCAGGCTCCATTAGCTCTTCCCCATTAACTTCGTACGGCTCATCTATGTCAACAGTATCGCTATCCGCGTCTGCGTGCCATTCTCGCGTATGGTCATCTAATATAGTCGCCCACATCTTTTGCGCTTTCATTTCATTAATGTTGCGGCCATCAAATTCAGAATTTGATTCGGACAATGTTTTATATTCTAAGCTTTTACCCTTCTCTGCCCCTGATTGAGTTTCGGTTATTGCTATAGTATTGCTGCGACCAATGAATTTATTCTTTAAATGATCCGTTGCTATTTGCGCTATAACTTTATGGGTTATATCCATCCCCTCCTTTACCGCATATTCATGAGCATACTTAATCGACGAAGCTAAATTATCTCTAGTTGTATCTATTATTTTATGACTCATCAAATTGCTGCGATGAGCAGCAAAGCCTTTTATGTGCGCTTCTAATTTTCTATTTACGTATGCCTCATTACTTGGCTTTCCCAATACCTCACGAATTTTATCGGAAAAATTGTAGGCAGTATTTTCATGAATAGACTTAAGGTGATTTTCTAGTTTGTTTCTATGTCCATCCAAGCTTATAACGTGCCCATATTTTTTGTATGTCTTTTCAAAGTCGGATAATATCCCATTGAATATAGTTTTAATTGGCTTGATATTTTTAACTTCAGCTTTAAGTTTTTGCGCATAACTTTCAGCCGCACGCCTATATAATATTTGCGCTGTTTTTCGATCAATCGCCATAATGCCTTCCAGCCATTTCTTTTATGTCGTCATCGGTAAATCTGCGGGTTCCGTCAGTATCTTTTTGCTGAGCTAAAACCGTTACAAACTTTTCTTTTGTGACCGCAATAGCTTCTTTGTCCGCTTCCTCATCTTCAGTTGTTCCACGTGGTACATTTTCGGTATTGACATCGTCTTTTTCTAAATCATCAACCTTATACGTTCCCGATGAATCCTCGGCGATCGGAACAAGTGTCGCATTACCATAAAGATTATTACCGCCATCAATCGGGTCGGCGCCGTATTCATTACGTAATTCATTAATCGTGAACATTTGACTTTTTTGCTGAATTTGTATTTGTTCGTTTTTGCGTGGCAATAATGCTGGTATATCATCTTGCCGATAAGTCAATATGTACCGCCCTTCTTTATCGCCATATCGCGGCATTAGAAAATTAGTTAATTCTTCAAAAATTCTATTGGTAATAGGCAAAACGGCATTATCATAGAGTAGCAATTTTGCAGCATCCATGTTTGCCAAAGTCATATGTTCAGGATTGATTAGCGGCAATGGAATTTTAAGTGCATTATAAATAGCTGTTGTTACTTGTTGTTTCATAACCGCATAATCCATATCACGAATATTTTTGATTAGATCTTGGAATTGGACGTCGTCATCAATAAGCATAGTGCGACCGGCATTATTAGAACCACCCATAGCAACATTGATTTGTTCTTCCATTCTTTGTCGCTGTTCTTTCGGCAGCATTCTATTTTTAATAGAAAAAATACCGCTAAATCTAGTGCCACGCTGAAGGGTTGAGAGATTATGTTTTGAGCTATCAACGTATTGTTTCATTTCGTAAAAGACATGGTTAAGCGGGCTTACCCCATAGACCATATTGGAACCAATATAAGGGTTGAACGTACGAATGTGATAACATTCTTTAAAATCGTTAGCATAATATCTATGCCTAACTTGATTCTGTTCTTTCACCTCTACACGATTGAATAAATCAATTAATGCCAAAATCCTAGTAGTTATATTGCGCGCATATCCATCAAAATCTGCAACAATAGTTACACCTTGCGACGGCACAACACGAAGTGTTTTTGGTGGGTTATCTATGTGCCCTATCGCACGTAAAAAAACATTTCCAGTGATTAAATAAAAAGTAATTATGCTATGTATGAATTCTTTATATGTTATATCGGCGTCGGGCTTTTCTAGCAAATCAAAAATCGGATGATTATCAATATATTTTTCAGTTTGCGTATCAAAAATTAATGGTTTAATTGACGATACTTCTAAAGCTATTTTATCTACTGCCGTGGCTACGGGGGCGCATTCTAACCAAAATAAAATTGCTTCTGGTGAAAATAATATTGGTTTATCGCCGGTTGGATATAACGGTAATCCAGTTGGAACACTTGGATTGTTTACTTTATATTCTAAGCTGAAAGGGAGTATTTTTGTGATGATATCTAAAATTGAACTGGCCATACGTGTTCCTATTTGTTAAATAAAATCGCCATAGATAGACTTATTTAACTGTAGAAACAGTTGAAGTATCGGGATTAGCCCGATAAATGACAAGCGGTATGCGCCGCTAAATTATTGAGATTGGATCATTGCTATTATATATAATGTAATTTAATGCCATACTAACCGTGTCCACTATATCATCATGTTTCCCTTTTGGAAAGGCCGCGGTTTCGTCCAAAAAATCTAATACAAATCCATTATTGACATTTGCCGGAATAAAAACTTTTTTATTTCTAACCAAAATAGCGCAAGCCCTAGCCCTTACATCTTTGGCGCCAAATTGTTTGGGATCAATGGCCATTAAGGGTATGTTTGTATTGCGTCTAAGCTCTTGAATAGCTCCGCGTCCCGATTGTTCATTTTCAATTAATTGCACATTAGGTTTGTAATAATTAAATAAATTTTCTATTTGTTGTTTTAATTCGGGATATTCAACTTTCTCACGCCATAGATCGATTAAATAAATATTACTATCTTTTACCCCCCATGTAGTACATACCGAATAATCGTTTTGTTTTTTTGTTTCCCACGCAGTATCAATAGACTGTAATTTATAATCAAAAGAAGCAGGCAAAGAAGTATATCTTTGCCAGTCATCACGTTTGAAAATATTTCCTCCATCTATTTCTGGGCTGCCTTGATATAAGGCCGCAAAACCCGATGGATCGTCTTTTCTTAGGTCAAGTAAAAATTTTTCATTGAATTTTTCCGGCCATAGAGCTTGGCCGGGCATGCGTCCCAACATATCCCCTTCGGTAGCCAATGCGGGAAATTTTAAAACAATCCAATTTTCAGCATCATTACTATTCATTATTCTGTGAGCTAGATCATCATAATGCCATGCGGTTTGTATTAAAATAAACGAGGTTCCATCAGGTAAAACCCTTGACCTTAAATCGCGTAAATATGTTTTCCAGATTTTGTCTCGCTTTAATTGGCTGTCTGCATCATCATTACCGCGAATTGGATCATCAATAATAAAAAGATTCGCTCCTTTTCCGGTTGCTCCAGCCTGTACGCTAACAGACCTTAAACCCCCTCCTTGCTTAGTATTCCATGCTTTAATTGTGCATTTATCACCAATTCCTACTCTTGATGCTACGATTCTCCTTATATCCGTGGAAAAATCGCTAGAGAAATCTTGATTATATGCTGCAATAATTACTTTTTTTGTAGGAAGTTTTTCAAGGAAAAATGCAGGAAAATGAATAGTGGTATGCAAACTCTTTCCATGTCTAGGGGGCGCTATAATCAATAGCTTAAGGTTCTCTCCATTAATAATTCTATCAAGGCATTCACGGATTTTGATTAAATATGGCAAATCCCAATTATAATCAGGAGAAACAGTTTTTAGCCAATCTTCAAACGTTCCTGTTTTACTTTGCACCTTCCTTTCCGCTAGCATCAGGCCCGCTAACGCTCTCTGCTGTTCCGAGGACATCTTCAAAATTTGCTCGGCCTTCGTAGATTGCTTCCAACTGTTCCGTTGTGAGTTCTGTTGCGTCATCTGTTTGCGTAATATTTATATTTTGTGTTGACTGCCCCTCGGTTCTATCCATTGCTTCTTTAATGGCAGACAATGAAGCGGTGGGGTTTTGCGAGAAAGTCAAAAGAACTAATTTTAACGCCATCATTTCTGATACACTTTTTAAGCCTAATTTATCTACCAACATCTTTAATTCGCCTTCTAACGGCAAATTATCTAAATTTGTTTTTAAAAGCCTTTTAAGCGAAAGCGATACGGGTACTAAACCCTTGGGTCTGCCAGGTGATTTTGGAATGTCACCCCCTTTAACAAAAGGTACAAGATTTTTTAACGAATTTGGATGCTGCGACATATCAATCAGCTTTTGTTCTGCTTTTAATAATAGAATTAATTATAACATAAGTTATTTTCTGCATAGATCCGTATACAATTCCCCGCATCGTTTGCAAATATTAATGCTTATTAGTTTTTGATTTAACTCGTCTTCCATCCATAAAAAATCACCTCCTTTTAATACTTTAGGATTATATTTTTTATGTCCAAATAGCCAACATATTATCTTTTTAAATAACATTTACTTAATCTCCATTTCCATTATTAGATCGTAATCGACAAAACCCATCTCTCGGTAAAATCTAATTGCCCTATTGTTTTTAGCTAATACTTTAACCGAAACCCTAATCCCGTCGCTTGTTATGCCCTGCTCTTTAATGGCTTCTTTTAACCAATCAAGCGCATAATTGATTAATCTTTTTCCGACTCCGAGAGATCGAAACCCATCTTTTACAAATAATTCTTCAATTTCTAAAATGTGATTATTTCGATAATCTTCAATGTTTCCTTGTGAACAAATAAGATATCCAATTATTTCATCATTTTTTTCTGCTACTACTACAAAATTTTCATGTATTGACTTTTTTATATAATCTTCAATGTTCCAGTTTAAGCTAATAGTAGAATCAAATTGCCGGTCATATTCCGTTAGTTCCTTGCTTAAACCGCATATTTCCTGGATGTCTTCCGAGATTGCTTGCCAAATTCTTAGATCGTTCATATCTTGCCTTTTAGTGCAGTTTCAAATAATTTTATTTTATTTTTATCATTTTCTGCTTCGTAAGCGTGTTTATGCGCGCGCCAGTAATGCACTCCTTGTTTCATATAATTAATTTCTGTAATTTCATGGATTATGGTTTGTATTTTAAACAAAAAACTTAATTCTTTGTTTACTAATATCTGATCTTTATCAAAAGAATAATCAAAACCAAGTTCTTGAGCAGCATAATAATTCATACCATCATAGCCAGCGATGATATTAGATGGCACAAAAATTATTTTATAAGAAAGGGTTTTCACGCATTACAGCTCTAATTTTATTTTGGCCAAGTTGCCATAAATTTTACTAAAATGACAATCCATGGCCTGCATAGCACCAATATCAGAAATAATCCCTTGACTTTTTTCATATACTGTCAATGCTTCGTCTTCTTCCTCTACTTGCTCATCTACAAACTCTCGCAAAAAAGATAATACCGGATAATTGCCATCTAACGTTGCTTGTTTAATAAGCATGTGTATTGTTCCCGTTATCTTTACTTCATGATAATAGGCCGCCATAAAAGCATCAACACAGGTTTTAATTTGGCTTAACATTGATTCCGGCGATTCAATCTCTTCTAAAGTTATAACAATATTCGCTTTACCCATAAAGTCTATAAATCTTAGCGCATGTCCCCTCTCCTCTTCTGCTTTATCAAGCATGTAAGCAGCAAATCCAAGATAATTATTTTTTTTGAATTGAATGGCCATTCCTAAATATAGATTGGATGAAAAAAGTTCAGCAGTTATTTGATTATTTAAAAGAATTGTTAACGCGTTTGATGTTTGCATATTGGCACCTATTCGGAATTTCCGAATTACTGGGATAGAGATAGGCTTATAGTATATCACTAATTATTAACGATATTAACTATCTTAACTATTAATGCCATACATACTGTTAATACTATTAATAGGGAGTCAAAGAGGAAGATTGCGGGCGCTATAGATAAATAAGGTGGGCAAAACGCTAAAGATCCCACGTTTTTTTGCAACATATTGATTATTATAGAGATTTCGTTAAAATGGGAGCTTTTATACTTAATATAAACGAGGAAAATTATGGCTTTGATTAAATGTAAAGAATGTCAGAAAGAGATGTCGAGCTCTGCAAAGTTATGTCCACATTGCGGATTTAAAAAACCAGATGTTTTATGGGAAGTCTGTAAAATGATTTCTAGTATAGCGGCCGTGATACTTGTTATATTTTTCCTTCTCGCGTTATTCCATTAAATCGTATTAACTATTAATAATATTAATCATATTAACGGTATTAATAGTATTCCAAAAATAGTTATAAATCAGGTATAAAATTGGCATAACTATACATATAGATAAATAACCCAACAATAATCAATACGATATTAATAGTTATTACTATTGATACTGTTAATAACATTGTGGATAACTCTTTGATTCTTATACAGAATAAACTAACAATACTGTTATTAATCTATTAACGGTTATTACTATTAATACTATTTGCAACAAATAGTAAAAACAGTATTTACAATTAAACAATTATAAACTATAGTAATCATCCAAATCATATTAACTATTAATATTGTTAATATATTATGAACTATTAATATCATTATCCAGGAGACCATAATGACTAAGATTATTTCGCTCGCCAATCAAAAAGGCGGTTGCGGTAAAACTACTATTACAATGCAACTAGCCGGATCGTTAGGTATTGCCGGCCATAAGGTGCTTGTGGTTGATGCAGATCCTCAGGGCACGGCAACCCGTTGGGCAGCTAATGCCGAAGATACAAAACCTTTTCCTGCTACAATAGCAGGTCTTAGTGCGGCAGGAAGTAAAGTACATCGAGAAATCAAAAAATACGTGGGACAATATGGTTTTATATTAATCGATTGCCCGCCAGCCGTTGATAGTGCAACCCCTCAATCCGCGCTATTAGTTTCTGATTTAGTTATCGTGCCAGTTATTCCAAGCCCGGCCGATCTATGGGCCGCCGTAGGAATCCAAAAACTAATAGAACAAACCAAAGATATCAATGAATCATTACAGGCGCGATTAGTTGCTAATATGTGCCAACCAAATACCAATCTAAACAAAGAAGCTTTAGATGTATTAGATGATTTTGGAATCCCTCGCTTACAAAATACTTTGTATTTGCGTACCGCTTATAGACAATCAGCGGTTTTTGGCGGTACTGTTTATGATCTTAAAGATGCGGAAAAAGCTATATTTGAAGTAACGCGCTTGCGAGATGAGGTATTAACTATTTTATCTAATTAAATTATTTATAATTTACTTCTCGTAATTAAAGGAAAATAAGAAATTCCTTAATTACCAAAAGTAAATTATGCAAACTATATTAACTATTAATATTATAAATACTATTATGAAAAAAAATTTAGGTGCCGCATTAAAATCTAGCCTCGCAAATGAACGAGACACTATTGCTAATAAACAAACTACCCTGGCGGAACGTTTAGAAAAAGCCGAAACTATTTTTGAAGATAATCCACAGGAAAAATTTAGATTGAAAAAAAAGAGGGTGGGGCAGGGCGTTAAAAAAGATACTTTTACTTTTCCTCAAAATGATTATTTATTGATCAAAAAATGCAAAGACCGGGCGTTAGAATTTAAGTTCTCGATAAATAAATCAGAAATTTTGCGCGCGGCTTTAATTCTATTAGACAAATCAAATAATATGGTTTTTCTATCCGCATTAGAATCTATTGTCGAAGTAAAGCAGGGCAGACCAAAACAGGAGAGCTAAAAAAGTGAAACCAAGTGATGAAATTTATAAAATTATAAAAACCATAGACGAATTGCTTGTATGGATTAATTATCCTGTACAAAATGCGAGCCATTGTTGCAAATTTTGTAATGGCATCTAAAAAAGTTGCGGGGGTGGGATTTAAACCCACAACAACTTGATTATGAGCCAAGCACGCTGTCAGATTGCGTCACCCCGCGTCGCTATTATAGCTCAGCAAATTAATTAGCCATATTGGTACATTTATTAACTATATAGTCTAATTATGGCATAGGCCATTAACTATAATTCCTTTCTCCATATAATATATTGTATATTTGTGTAAAATATTGTTGACAATCGTAATATTTGATATATAATATAAGTGTATTTAATATTAATCAATTTTTAGGAGACCGAAATGAGAACATTAACAGAATCAGCAAAAGCAGCAAAAGCCATACGCGCCGAATTGAAATCAGCTTTTCCTAATACAAAATTTGAAGTGACTAATCAAAATTATAGCATGGGAAATTCTGTAAACATCCGTTGGAAAGATTTTCCATTTTGTAAAGCAGTAAAAGTGATTATCGATAAATATGAGTACGGATCTTTTGACGGCAGCCAAGATTTATACGAAATTAATAACCGAAGGGACGATATCCCCCAAACAAAATATGTACAATTAATGTTTTCGCGGTCTCCGGAGAAAAAGGAAGAGTTGACGCAAATCATTTGCAAAAAAAATAATGTTTGGACAAATGAAGAATGCCGCGAAAAATTTCATTTATGTTTAGATCAATTTATTTGGCAACAATCACAAATTATGCAGGAGGCATTATGAACACCAGAAAAAATCCAAAATACGGTATTGTTAGCTATAACGGTATCGCATATGCACTATTGCAAGACGCGGCATATTTAAACAATGTTAGCTATGCGGCAGTGGCGGTATTGTTAAGCGATTACATACAAGATCAAGATAACTACGACGACTACGATCTGCAACAACGCGATGATGGCAAATATTATGATACCTATCTGGTAACATGGGAGATCTTAGATAGTTACATTGCCGCACACTCTGATGATGATGCCGCCGGTGATTGGGACGAGAGCACAGCTTGTGACTGGGGTAAACCAATGTCTGTGCGCGTATTGTAATAATTAATATTAATTAAATCAAGGAGAGCACAAAATGAGAACATTAACAGAATCAGCAAAAGCAGCAAAAGCCATACGCGCCGAATTGAAATCAGCTTTTCCTAATACAAAATTTGAAGTGACTAATCAAAATTATAGCATGGGAAATTCTGTAAACATCCGTTGGAAAGATTTTCCATTTTGTAAAGCAGTAAAAGTGATTATCGATAAATATGAGTACGGATCTTTTGACGGCAGCCAAGATTTATACGAAATTAATAACCGAAGGGACGATATCCCCCAAACAAAATATGTACAATTAATGTTTTCGCGGTCTCCGGAGAAAAAGGAAGAGTTGACGCAAATCATTTGCAAAAAAAATAATGTTTGGACAAATGAAGAATGCCGCGAAAAATTTCATTTATGTTTAGATCAATTTATTTGGCAACAATCACAAATTATGCAGGAGGCTTTATGAACACTGAATCTAAAAAATTATATTACGGTTTTCGATATTATTCCGGCCATTCAACAACAACTGGCGAGCCAAATCCGAAGACCGGACGCCTTTCGATCGCTGGTGAAACGAGAGTTTTTTCTAATCGTGAAAAATTAAACGCGTGGTTAGATAAAGAAAAATTAACGAGCCCATGCGGCTTGGGGGGTGGCCGTAGAGAAGAAAAAACGTTAAAAGAATTGCGGAAATTATATCTAGGATTTTCGCAAGAAAATTTTGACGAAATAATGGAAATGGAAAATTTTGATATAGATCCTGAGGAATAAAAAATTATGATGACCCATGAAGAACAAATTAAATTTCTCGAAAAGGTTTGCGAGGAAAATATTACAAAATCTGTCGACGAGTTACGCCGGCAAATTCAATTTACGAAAACATTGCGACGAACATATTTAACCAATGAAAGAATAAATCTTAAATTAAATTTTTTAAAACAAATGTTGCGTAATAGAAAAATAGAGGAGAAAAAATAATGAACACATCATACAAAATAGCCGGCTGCCATTACGATGCGCACGCCGACATAATATACGCGACATCGACGCAAGAAGCTTTTAAAAAATATTACGGCGATGCGGTGATAATGGCAACGATTGAAGAGGGGAAAGCTTATTTGCCTTTTTCTGATCCACAAGATTATCTATTTTGGATCACTAATAGGAGGTCTAAATAATGTTTCCGTTCAACGAAATCACGGCTTCAAACGAATTAAAGCGCATCGAAAAAGTAACGCTACAATTGTTAAAAATTGTCAAAGCTGAATTATTGCGCCTAAAATTTATAGAATGCAATCCGCAAAGCTCATTTTTTAAAAAAATCACACCACCCACTATGACAAAATTCAAAATCACGTTGAACATGTTTGGGCTGGACTTGCTGACGCAGCTAGACAATGTGCGCATAGCAATCCAAAATCAAAACGGGTCAGCAAATCGTGGCAGAAATGCTGCAAAATCAAAATATAGATAGGAGGTCGAAAATGAATCGACAACAAAAGAATTCCGTATTTACACAATTGGATGCGCTTTATCATTCAATGACGCAAGCAAAGCGTTTGGAATGGCTATTTAATCACGCCGAAAAAGGGGCGGGATTGGGGGCATTAGATAATTCTGGATATGAGGAAATTTGCAAGCATGTCTATGAATGCGACGATCATTCCTTTTTTGATTCTAGTAGCAATCGAGCATATGATAATATTGAGGATTATTATAGGATTTATCCAGAGGCTAGGGCAGAATTAGAGCCGGATTATGATACTATAAATGATAATATCAAATTGGCGGAAGCAAATGGATAATACTTGTAAAAACTGTAGATATTGGAAAAGGTTAGATAATCGCTATTCTAAGCCATCAAATTTCGGAGAATGTTTTTGTCCAAAAATTCAATATGGATACTCTCAGGAAGATGATCCTGACAATATGGTTTTTTATGTATCAATTGGCGGTTTGGATAATGACGCATCTTTAGAAGTAGGGCAAAATTTCGGTTGCATTCATTTTAAACAAATTTAACGAGGAAAATAATCATGAATTCAAACAGAAATGAAAAAATAAAACTATCATCGAAAGGCATAGATCATATGAAAGATCATTGGATGAAGTTTGTTATTGATAATAAGCTTTCTGCCGATCAATTTGTGTCAATATTAACTAGTTTTTATTCTTCGATGATTTGCCAATTCTGTACTAAAAAAAATGACGATAAGACTAGGTTATTGTTTTTGAATGCACTAAAACAAGCAATAAATGTTCTCAGCATTGATGTAACTGAAATTATTGAAAGTGATGATGAATAATTGGCATATATTTATTTTAATTTGTTTTTTGATAATAATTTTACTTTATTTTTTATTATAACTTTAATAGGAGACCGTTATGGAAATTTTTCAAATATATCACCGCATTGATGGTGAGGATAAAAAAGTGTTTTCTTGTTCTTCAGACAAACTAGCGGAACGTATAATTGCGGGAATTAAAGCGGATAATCGTGAAGCCACTGTTTTTGTGCGCCTCGAAGATGACTTGGAAAAAAAACCTAGTGAATAATTTTTGCGTCATTTTCTATTCGTTCCAATTGTTTGATAAAAATATCGCGCAAATAAAATTTAGCCAGAGTAGTTCCATGCTTAACATCCGGCGGAAGTAATGTTTGTATTTCCGCCCCCGTTAGAGAATTCATCCATGCGGTAAATTTCGTATTGAATATTTCGAGTTTTTTCTTTTTTTCACTTTTTTCAGTTTTCTCCCGTTCTTTTTCCCGCGCTTTTTCCTGAAGCGATTTTATTTCGTTTTCTTTTTCCCGCATTACGTCTTCCGGCGATTTATAACCCATTGGCCGCGAATATGCCTGCCCCTTGCGTAGTATTCCCATGAAATAATTTAACGGCGTAGTCGTGATTTTTTTGGTTTTATTGTGCTGCAAATCATGTGCAAAGTAATCAATCGAATTTTGAATATCCTCCAACGTTAGGTTTTTTTGCATTAGCAATTGCCGTAAATGCTCTTGCGTTAATCCAATTTTTTTAAGCGGTGCGATGTTTACGGTTTTTTGTTTTTCAATTTCAAAATATTTTTCTGCTGCTTCCTTTTTTCCCTCTACTTTACTTAGATCTCTAGCAGTAGTTAAATCTTGTTTTTTATTTAAAATATTAATATTTATATATTCAGGCGCAAAAATCGGGGGTTTCGGTGGCTCTGGTATTGGGTTTCCCCCGTTTTGGTGATAGGACAAATCCTGCCTATCGTGATAGGACGGGTTTGGCCTATCACGATAGGACATTTTGGGTTTATCTGGAGTGTGATAGGACATTTTTGTCCTATCGGAGGTATGATAGGACGTTTTCGATTCATTGAGATAGGCTGTATTTGTCCTATCAGGAATGGAACACGTAACCGGATAGGCAGCATCTTGCCTATCGCGCAAACAATTAGACACGCCTTGGCCAGAATTGCCATCGGAACCATTAGAGGATTTATCTAAAATATTCTCATCTGCCCAAGGGTGTTTTAAGAAATAATAGTTGCTTGATCTACCGGTGCGAACAACCTCAATGAGTTTGTGAGTTTTAAGATCGGATAAATAACGGGCAATTTGGCGTTCGGTAGTGCCAAGATTTTTTGCAAGAGTTGAACGGAAAGGAAAACAAAATCCATTTTTTCCGGCATATTGTGCAAGTTTTCCGAAACATAATTTGGCACCGTCCGAAACCTCCTCGCGACACATCAACCAGTCCGGTATAAAGCAGCCATAGAAAACATCACAAGGATTATATCGCTTGTTTAAAGCACTATTTGCACTATCTGCATCCATAGCAAAACATCCTATTATTATGATAATTATTTGTTAATTAAAACGGTCTCCTTTTTCTAGTTTTAATTTTACCCCAGAATCGGAATAAAACAAAAACAAAAACAAAAAAAAAGCGCGTTTGTGAATTTGACCTCACAAACGCGCTTGACACACAAACAACCACATCACTCATCATGATAATTTATTTAATAATCGCATTTGAAAGGCTGAAGTGTGGGATAGCCAACAAGCAAGCTTCTCCAGCCCATCAAATGCTACTATTACGTTTAATCCACGTATCTATTGATAGATACGATTTAATGATGTATTGGAAATTCGCTTATTGTCTTCGTAGGAGTCCCACCTCCCCGTTTCAATTCAACAAAACTGAATTGAGTAAACAAATATATACTATTTTTTGTTATTGTCAACGGCTTCATTATCTGGATAATCGTTAACCAATTCATCTAAGGTTACTTTTATATCGTGTTTTTTAGCATGTTCAATAATTTTCTTCATGACTTGAAATGCCGGCATACTTTCTCTGTGTTCGTATAAAAAAAGCGCGGTTTTGCTTATTTTGATTTCCAAGGAATATTCATCCAAGGTTAGCCCTAAAGTCTTTCTAATGCGCTGTATGATTGACTGTTTGTATAATTCCATAGTTGTTTTTAGCCTTTTTTATTAAAAATAGGACTGCTACAGATAGAATACCACATTTTGCATAAATAAGCAACTTTTTTGTTATACATATAATATATTACATTTTAATGTAAAATATTATTGTTTTTTATAAAAAATTAGTATATAATGGTTTTAACAGTAAATAACTGTTCGCCTGACAAACTAGCTAGACTAGCGCTGAGACAGGCCAGCAAAGTAGGGCTGCAAGGTGTACCGCTGACGCGACGAGACCGAGCAGGCAACAAAACGGTAAGTAGTAAATAGGAGTAAACAATTATACAGGAGAGCGTTATGGACAAACAACTAATGATGGATGTTTTACAAGAAGCGCGGGAGTTATTAATAGTTATTGATGCGGCAATCGCTTTTCACATCAAGAATAACGATAACTATAAATACCTGCCGGTATTGCAAAATTTGAAAATTGGATTATTGAATTTTGCACAAACAGTTTTAGAATTTGAAAAAGGTAATTTTAATCAACAAAACACTTTAAATTAATTTAACGACCTGTGGGAGGTCATTATGTCAGACAAGCATACTATGCATTTTGCACTACAATTATTATCAATGTTGTTTTTGTGCGCATTTCTTAAAGTAAGTGAAAATTTAAATTATACTATATTTTCAATTGGTTTATTTTCGCTTGCCGCGCTAAATTTATTAACGTTTTTATTTACAGCAAAAAGCTGTTTTCAATTAATAGTTGCAAAGGAGGGGAAATATGCACGCGCAAAATATAATAAATATTGATTCATACAATGATGTTTTAGCGCAATCCGTTACTATAACTAATGATGCGGATCTAGGAAAGGCAGCGCAATTTTTAAAACAGATAAAAACTATAAAAGGGATGGTTGAAAAGTCGTTTAATCCGATCATAGATAAAGCGCATCAGGCGCACAAAGAAGCCGTTAAACAACGCAATGAATATCTTGATCCGTTGGATAACGCTGAAAAATTAACAAAGCAGAAAATAAGTCAATATACTTTTGAACAACAAAAAATAAGGGAAATAGAATTAGAAAAAGAACGAAAACTACTTGAACAACAAGAGTTAGAACGCAAAAAGAAAATTGAGGAAGAAGCGGTTAATCAAATTTTGGAATCAGGCGCTGGAAAAGCTGATGAGATTTTAATAAACACTGAATTAAATCTTTTGCGGCAAGAAGATATAACAAAGGGGCAAATAAAATGCATGGAAGAGTATTATTTAAAACCGGTAATTCCCGAAAATATATCAGCAAGAAAAGTTTTTAAATATAGAATAGTTGATGCAAGCAAAATCAACCAAGAATTTCTAATACCGAACGATGCAGCTATAAAAAAAGTGGTTACAAATATGAAAAAAACCGCTGAAAAAATAGTTGGTGGGATAGAAGTTTACGAAGAAAATTTAATAATATCAAGATAAAATGGGAGACCAAAAAATGAGCAACGAAATCGCAATTGTAGCAAGAAACGAAACAATGGAACAACAACAAACCTCTTTAACTTTAGCGCAAGTTAAAGATCAAGTGCAGCGCATACAACAAATTATGACAGAGGTAATGAAAGACGGGGAGCACTACGGGGTCGTACCAGGGTGCGGAACAAAAAAAGTATTATTGAAACCTGGTGCAGAAAAACTGGGTTTGGTTTTTAGATTATGTCCAAAATTTACGTTATACGAAGAGAATTTGCCAAATGGCCATTATTCAGTCAGGGTAACAACGGAATTGAGGCATATTTCAAACGGTCAAATTTATGGAGAGGGAGAGGGTAGTTGCACGACCATGGAAACTAAGTTTCGTTATCGAAATTCCAACCGGAAATGCCCAAATTGTGGAAAAGAAACAATTATACCTGGTAAAAAAGAATACGGGGGCGGGTGGTTATGCTTTAAATCAAAAGGTGGATGTGGAACTAAATGGGGAGCTGGTGCGCCAGAAATAGAAAATCAAAAGACTGGGAAAATAGAATATGAAAACCCTTACGATTATCGTAACACAGTTTTAAAAATGGCAATCAAGCGTTCGCATATTGCAGCAATGATTTATGCAACTGCCGCCGGTGATATTTTTACGCAAGACCTGGAAGATATGACAGATATTGAAGGGGTTCCACATGTAAATGAAAATTCCGCGGCTGAATCAAACGGCAAAGATTATACGCCGGAACCAACTACATATAGTAACGGCAATACAACGCAAGCTAAATCAACGACCACACAAACGGCGGGGGCGGGCGGATTAATCACAGAAAGTCAAAAAAATATGTTATTAGGATTAGCGATTAAAAAAACAATTGAAAGAGACATGCTTGTACATCTTATTAATGAAAGCAAGTTATTATCTAGGGAAATAAAAAATATTGATGATCTGCAAGTATCTGAAGCATCAATAGTTATAAACAATATAAAAAAAATACTGCCATGAGTATAAAAAATTATGATATTCTAAGCGCGGAGGAAAAATCAAATTTTTAAAATAGGATATACATGGAAAATAAATCAGATGATGAATTACCTGTTTATTTAGTTGATCCAGAATTTGAATTGCCGTTACAAAAAGCAAAGATTCGTGAAGAGTCATTAACGGAGACCGTAATTGATGTTTTTAAAAAAATAAGCCCACATTATGGGGTATTTAAGAAGATAAGAATAAGAATAGACCTTCATAATGCAAATGCGGCCTCCGCAAATGATTATAGTCTATTAGAAATGCTTAGGAAAGCTAAAAATATGCGTATCTATACTGCCGAAAACAACAATACGATAAGTAGTATAGTTTTTTATCAATATGAAAAAAAGAAAAAATCTTTGAAAAAACGGAAATTTAATTTAAAATGTATAATATCTTATCTAAAATCTATTCACAAATAATGGAAAATATGGATATTATTATAGCTACTTTTAAAGCATTAGGATTACCCAAGCCGATACCAGAATATAAATTTCATCCAGCACGCAAATGGAAGGCAGATTATGCATGGCCAGAGAAAAGGATTGCGTTAGAAAAAGAAGGAGGCGTCTATAAAAAAGGAAAGGACGGGCAGAGAGGGGGAAGACATAATAGACCGCAGGGATTTATTAATGATATGAAAAAATATAATGCATTAACAGAAATGGGATGGAAATTGTTTCGATATTTACCAAATAAAATTGATTACGACCAAATCATTAGAGTATATAAGAATGCTTAAATTAAAATCTATATTTTTTCTGATATTAATCTATCCATGCATCGTATATTGTGATAATTTCTTACCGCAAGCAACTTATGATATTTGCTTTACCCCGAGACAAGATTGCACGGAAAAAATAATCAATACAATAGATTCAGCAAAAAAAACAATATTTTTGCAGGGCTATTATTTTACTGATATCAACATAGCCAACGCATTAATAGACGCAAAAAATAGAGGCGTCAAAATAGAAATTATTTTGGATAAAACGCAAAGGAATAATGCCTACTCAACTTATGGATATTTAAGCAGAAAAGATATTCCTATTTATATTGATTATAAAGCTCGAATAGCACATAACAAAGTTATTATTGTTGATGCCGAAACGACTATAACAGGATCTTTTAACTATACAACATCAGCGCAGCTATATAATGCGGAAAATATTATCATCATAAAAGATAAAATTATTGCCGCTAAATATTATGGTAATTTTGTTTATAGAAAATTAATTAATGAGGAAAAGCCATGACTTGGATTCAATTTATACCCATAGAAATCCTTTTTATTATACAAGGTGCTATTATTGGATGGCTATATGCTAAAGTCAAAATAAAAAATCGGGAAATTTCGGAATTGCAAAAAGCCTTGGGGCATCAACATGAGCGAACATAGCGATAGAGATATAGTTGCAATATTGTTTGGAAACGGAAGATTAACTTCAGATAGAATAACTATCAACCACAATATAAATAATGGAGTACGTATAAAGCAATTTGTTTCAAGATCTTACGCTAAGGACATGTCTATTTTTGATGAAAATTGGAAGGGTTATATTAATGCGCCCAAATTATGGGGCGGCAATGAAGATATCAAGCAATGGCAAAAATTAAAAATAGTTAAAACCGATAGTTTAAAGAAACATCAATAATATATATAGGAGACCGATATTATGAAGATAAATTTTAACGGAAATACAGCGAATCTTAATGAAACTTTTTATTTAACAGAAGAACAAGCCGAAAGAATAGAGAAACAATATTGTAAATTAATGGAGCTATTTAAAAAAAACAATAGAATAACCGAGCAAGATGTATTCAAAATTATATTTAATGATTTTGATATTCAGGAAGCCGCATATTTGATGGCGAAATGCTTTATAGCAGCATCAAAACTGGGAAACGAATTATATGAAAAGATGGAAGAAATGAGAGATGTTCTAAAAAAAATGCGCATGGAAATAAAAACGGAAAGTAAGGAAATATTAAATTCAAATACGCATAAAATAAATGATATTCCAATATAAATTTTAAAGGAGGCCAATATTATGATTATCGAATCAGAAATGGCGGAAAAATTAAAAAATGAACCGATGTTTGTTTTGTTTAAGTATAAAGGGTTTTTGTGTTGTATCCAAAGATTTAGATTTACTGGGTCATATAATGCTTATGTTGCAATTGGTAATCAACATCCGTTATCTGGGAAACAATATAATGACCTTATTAAGGTAAAGGACATAGGTTCATTAAAAATGAATCATAATTATATGGATATATTTCTTTGCAATAAAGAAAAGGCGCTTAAAGAAAGCCTTATATCCGTAAGCGCGTGGAGCGAGGCGCACGGCGGCTTGACTTATAGCGAACCACATTGCCCAATGATTGAGGAAAAAATATTTCCTGATAAATGGTGGTTTGGCTTTGACGCAAATCATTACGGTGATGACGGGATATATCCGATATGCCCAAGAATTCCAAGAAGGGGAACTTATCGCGATTATGACTATATATTAAAGGAAGTTGAAAGATTGGTCGACAAATTTAATGATTATAAAGAAATACAGGAGTAAAACATGACCCTATTAGAATTGATATTATTTGTATTGTTAGTTGTATTTTTTGGAAAGCTTTGTTTGCCTTACAGTATTAAATTTTATAAATGGTTTATTAAAACTTTTGGAGAAAACAAAAATGAGCGATGAAAGCGCATTGAATATAGGTAAGTTAGTTGGTGGAATAGCGGTAGGTTTAATTGTTTTAATGGGGTTTTTTGGTAGTTTTGCAATAATATCTCCGGGCTATACGGGCGTTATGTTCAATCAAGTTACAGGTAATTTAAGGACTACAGGGCAGGGATTAACATTTAAGACGGCGTTTATTACAAGCGTTACAAGCTATCCCGTGGCATTACGCACTTATTCAATGATAAACACAAACAAAGAAGATGACAGCATTGATTTACCAACAAAAGAAGGGCAGCATATAAAACAAGATTTATCGATAACTTATAACACCTCGCCTGAACAAGCGGCTAATGTTTTTAAATCTTTCAAGGGCGCTGATATCGAGGATATTGAAAACACGTTTATACGCCGAACGGTAATAACTGTAGCGCAAAATATAGCTGGTTCAATGTCTTTATCAGAGCTTATCTCATCGGATAGAGGTAAATTACAAGATGCAATCCAAACTAATTTGGGAAAAGAATTATTAAAAATGGGCTTTCTTTTAGATAAAGTCAATCTTGGAGCCAGTCATTTACCCGAGGCAATTGAAGCGCAAATGCAACAAAAAATGGCCGCACAACAAGATGCGATGAAGGCGGAATATGAATTACAAAAACAACAAATGTTAGCAAAAGCCAATGTTGCTAAAGCTGAAGGTATTGCGGAAGCAACATTAGTGCAAGCAAAGGCGCAATCACAAGCTAATGATTTATTGAATAAAACATTAACGCAAATGCTAATCGAAAATAAAAAAATAGAACGGTGGAATGGTGAACTACCAAAGGTTACTGGAAATGCAATGCCAATACTTAACATTTCCAAGGAGTAGGATATGTCAATAAAGACTAATATTAAATTAAATCCAAAGACTGATTATCTCTATGAACTTTTTGGAATGGATGAAATTGCAGGCAATAAAGTTGCCGATTATTGTACGGAAAGCTGGGAACAATCCAATTGCGATCAAGAGTTTATCCCAAAGTTATTTGAATTGTTTGATAATGAAGAATTGTTATTCGCGTTGTATAACAGTGGAAGGATGACTGGAGTAAAGAAAGAAAGACATGAAAAAAAGAAAATGAAAAAAGCTATAATAAGAATGTTAATTTATACGGTTAAAAGTATAAAAAGAATAATGGAAATATAAATGATTGAATATCCTAAAATACATTCTATTTTTAAACGTGACGAGAAGACGCATAAATTTATGGCTGAATTTTCATTGCCTGAATTTGAATATTTAGCAGATAATATTTGGCAAGGGACGGAAAAAATAGATGGTACCAATTTGCGTATATTTTGGGATCATGAAAAACAAATCATTACTTTTGGCGGAAGACAGACCATTGACAATCAAATACCAAAGGAAATTTTAACGAGAATGCAAGAATTGTTTCCAATAGAATTATTGCAAACAGTATTTCCAGATAATTCAGTATTATTATTTGGCGAAGGATATGGTGGAAAAATTCAAGGCATGGGAAAGTATTACGGATATGAAATTAAATTTGATTTATTTGATGTTTTAATAGGTCGATGGTGGTTAGAGCGTAGGGCGGTTTTCGATATAGCATCTAAATTAAAAATTCATGCAGTTCCTGTTCTTTTTGAAGGAACGCTTTTAGAAGCGATAGAAGAAATAAATAATAAAATTAAATCCTATTTTGGAGAATTTCAAGCTGAAGGTCTTGTATTGCGCCCTAAAACCGAATTATTTGCACGCAATGGAAGGAGAATTATAACTAAAATTAAACATAAAGATTTTTTATAATAGATAAAATATGGCTAAAATAACACAACATATTCCAACTTTTTGTATAGGAATTTCTAAAATTGTAGAATATAAGGATATAAATGATTTGTTGAATATTGATTTTGTTAAAGCATTTAAACAACCTAACAAATTTCCTTTTTGGAGATATTCAATTAGCAAAAGTTTTGGGCAAATTCTTTTAATGGCAGAATACAAAGATGATAAACGCTATAAATATTATTTAGTAGGATATTTGAGCGAATGTATTGGGATTGGAGAATTATCAATATTTACTGGGAATAGGGAAGGTTAAATATGAAATTTAGATTTCACAAAGGATCATTAGATGAAAGTATGAAAACATGCGTAGAAGTTAATAGCGAAGGAGAATTAGCGCGCCTTCTTGATAAAGAAGGCTATCTTTCGCCAGGTATTTGGAAAATAAAATTTAGTGAGGATCATATTTATGATCCACGCATAGGATGGGATACATGGAATGTCTTTGTCTATAGAGAATGGCCTAAATTTCAATTTGTTGTCGGAATGTCAGACGCTAATCATTTTAACGATGAGGACTTTCATAAAAAATGCCAACAACTTGCGAATGATTTTTATGTGGAGTGGTACGGAATAGAAAAACTAAGCGAAGATGCGCAAAATATGATAAAAATGCTTATAAAACAAATTGACAATAAATAACTATTTCCAGTAACGAGGTGAGAGATGAGCATAAAGAAAATATATACATGTGATATTTGCAATAAGGACTTTGAACCACGAGGTCGCAGTGGATACCCTAATTTATTCGCACATGATATTGGTTATTCCAATACGAAAAAAGGGAAGGAGGTCCGGTTTTACATTGCTTATACTGATGATAGGGATATTTGCGATGATTGCTTGTGTAAAGTAATGATTGATCATTTATCGAAGCAAGAACAAAAATAATAGTTATTTCCAGTAATTATTGTTACTGGAAATAGCGAAAACGCAAGAGAAATAGGCTAAAATGGCGCAAATTTACGAACAAATGAAAGAATTAGCATCTAATCATGGGACAATTGAAAAACATATTAAATTGCACAACGAATGGTTTGACATTGGGAATAGATTAAAATATAACTACGGACGTAACTATTATTTAGTCTCAGACGGCGAAGAAAGGATTGATCAATTAATTAACTATCAAGGATCATTGCAAACCTCTGGTTTGTCGGGAATGCTTTGGCTTTTCCCTGAAAATAAGATTCTTGAGCGGAAAATAATTAGTTTAGAAGCTGAGGATTATAAATAATTTTCCTTACCGATAATAATATGACAGCAGAAACAAAGCATTCCGACGAAGATAAAGAAAAAATATTACAAGATTTCTCTAAAAAACTTATCGAAAATCAAATAGATATGCCATTAGAATTTGAGAAAATCTTTCGTGAACATTTTTGGGAGCTACTTGCGTGAAAAAGACATTAATTATAGGTAAAAAATAATGCAAACAATATGCCACATATTATTTATATTTTTTTGTGTTATTCTAGCTTTAAATATGATTATTTTAATTAGAAATCAAATAGTTTATAGGTCGAGAATTAGGGTTATAGAAGAAATTCATGATTCAAAATTATCACATCAAGAAATAATGGCATTATTTGCTTTATTTGATCGAAGCGATTCTTATTATAGACAAATGTTTATGATTGATAAATGGACATATAAACAATTTTGGTATCACGGAGAATTTAAAAAATTGTGGGAAAATAAAGGTGGAAAATGACGATATTGCCAATAGGTTCTCTAATAAATTATCTGCTTTTTGCAGCAAACATATTTTTTGCAATATACTTTATTGAAGTTGTAAGCATTTTCCTACGATAGAAACGCTATTTGATTGTATATATTGTACTAGCAAATACATTTTTCCAAAATTAAAAATTCAACAATGGAAAGAAACTATTGCTTGTGATAATTATCAACCATCGACAGAGGGACTTAAAATGAATAAATTTAACATTGGCGATATGGTTTATATTGCTAGAATATCATCGGGGGCTCGCCGTATCATGGTGTGGAAAAAATCTTTTGAAATTAAGGGAATAAAAAAAGATTCTACAGAATTAAAATATTTAATAGATAATGAGTGGGAATCTGAATGCAATATTTATACCGATAAAGACGAAGTATCGGCGGCCGTGAATAAGGCGCTAAATGATTTATCCGACGAAGACATAGCAGGAATAAAAGAAGGATTGGAAGATCTTAAGGCCGGGCGCGTTAAAGAATATGAATAAAACAAAGGTTATGGGCTAGCAATGCAATACCCATCTTGAACGGGAGAATCATTGTTGCGTTGTTGGCTCATATTTTTGGAGAAAATATATATGATATTATTTTCATTAATAATTAGGAATCCTTTTAAATTAAAACAATTTAATAATAATCAAAAAGATTTATTCTTTTTCTATAAGGGAATATCAAAAAACAAAACCTTTGAATTCCAAGTTTTTTATAGCATGATGAATTTATTAGAAATAAATTTCGATATAATAATTACCGGACGCGATCACGCCGGAATTGAATTGGAAGTCGGTTTATTTGGCTTAAATTTTGTAATAAGCACTAAAGATAATAGACATTGGGATTATGAAAATAACAAATGGGAATCTATAGAATAGGATTTATTATGAATGCAAATGACATAGTGGCAATATTATTTGAGAATGGTGATTTAACAAATAATCATGAAATAATTATGCGACATAAAAAATCAAAAAATAAAATAAAGGAATTTATTACAAGAAAATATGTGGAAGAAAAAATACGCAAAGCCGACCATGATAATGAAAAGAAATTTTGGAGATTTTGGAAGGACTGCCCTACCCTATACACAACTAATAAACAAGGTGAATAAATGAAAATTGACTTATTAACGATTATGTTTTTTTGTGTTAACAATGTCGAAAAATTTAATTTAGACGCAGGAAATATTGATGCTATTTATGAAAAAACCAAAGTTATTTGCGATAATTATTTTAATTCCGATAAGACCGAAGAAGAAATGGAGTTTTGTAATTTTAGTTGCATTAACAGTCTTGACGAGGAATATAATAAATTAAAGTTAATATTATTAAATGAAGAAAATAAGATAAGCCGAATATATATGTTAGAAAAGCTTGATCGATTACAATTTGGCGTGCCCATAGGCATAGGATTTGATTTGCAATTTGTATTTATCTTTTTAAAACTAATGACAAATAACGATCAAAAAAAGATAGCATATATATTAAACGAATTTTCCAATCAATAATCAACACAAGAGGATAATGCATGAAGAAATCAAAAAAAGATATTAAAAAAATAAGATTTACACATACAATTGCACCAGCAAGAGCAATTGAGTTTATTAATTATCATTCAAATATTTCACCTGATGACTTATTTGATTTATTAGAATATTTGTGCGATTCATTAATGTTAACCGATTCTGGCAATGAATTAAAACATGATCTATGGGAGACTTTTATTAAAAAACCAGAAGATTGGCATAATAAGGAAATTAAGAAATATAACGATATAATTAAAAAAAGACAAAGCAAACAAATAAAGGCCGGCATTGCGCGCGCAAGAAAACTTGGCAAAGTACCCGGTAGACCAAAAACAGTTGGTAATCAAATTGACAAAATACAATCTCTTTTTAAAAAGGGTTTTAGTAAATCCAAAATTACAAAAACTTTAAATATCAGCAGATCATCAGTAAATCGATTATTAAATACAAAGGGGAAGTAAATGAAAAAACCACAATTAAATATTAAGTTTAATCATAAAGAAAAATACTATTGGAAAGCGATTGGCATACCCTATGAAAAAAGGGTTGAAATACACGTTAAAATGGAAAAATTATTTAAAAAAGAGCAAAAAAAAATTGGCAAAAAAACAATTAATGGCGCCAAATTCTTGGAAATAATATTGAATAACTTCCGAGATGAAGAATTGATATATTTATTACATGAACAGGGTGTAAATGTATATTTAAATACCAAACCTACTTTTCATGTCGTTTTCATGTCGTGAAAAACCATCTAAAAACTGAATAGCTTTTTTATTTAAAAAGCATATAATTTATCCTGGTCGATACAATGCCGCCGGTACCCTCTCGCATTGTCTAACTCCCCGGCGGCAATGTATTTAAATTCATTTCATGCAATTTTTCTCATAAATTCCGTTTATATGATCAATTTGAGTTAATGTATTATTTGATATGCAATATTTAGATTTCGGTGGACATTCTCTTTCTGTTGGCGTTACTGTAACCGGCTTATACCAACCGCAAAATGAATCAATTTTCTTCTGGCCGTGTATATTTGCGCATCCGTTTACGAACATCAGCAATACTATCGGTAGCGTGGGAATTAATTTCTTTATTAACATTTTGAATATCCTCTAACGTAGATTGGGCGTTTTCAAGTTGCGCGTCTTTTTTTGCATTAGATTTGCCAAAAAAATAGGATGCCACACCTAATAGCATAGTAAACAATGCGCCCATAGCCGCTAAAATTGCTTTAATGTTTAGCATCAAATATACCCTCTCCCAGCGTTGCTATTACCGACACTGTTCCTGACCCAAGCAATAATTCAATTATTTTTATTGCCGTTGTGGGGTCGCCTATAGGTTTAAATACAGATATAATAAAAACTATCCACGTCATTAAAACCCCTGAGCAAACACATGACATGGCTATAACGCGCTTGGAGCTCCAATTTCCGTATTTATCCTGTAAAACTGTATGCCCGTTCGCCGGTGATTGCATGTTAATTATTTTCTTTAACCGAAATTGTTATAATTTTATCGTATATTAAATTTTTAATCTCATCCAATCTTTCTTTTAATGGTTTTAATTTTTCGTCCAGATCTTTGTTATCTAATTTGTATTTATCTAATTTAGCTATTTTCCCTTCTAATCTAAATGCCCATCCAATAAGTGACGCGATTACAAACACCATAGATGTTAAAATTATTTTCATTATTTCAGAAATTTCCATTTTATGGTTCCATCTCGAAATGGTTACCATCGGGAGGGGTCGGTAATTGAAAATTACCACCCCATTTATTAGCTGGGTTTAGACTTTCCCAATATTTGCCAAATTGTTGATAAGATTCGGTAGCAGTTAGATATTGACCTTCTGGGGAAAATATATTTAGATCTATGGCCAATCTAAGGCCATGTCGGCTATTTATTATCCCTATTCCCTGCGCTGCGTAAATTTCAGCTTGTTCGTGGGTGCGGAATGCCTCGCCGTGCGTACACATGAAACCTTTGTCGTATATAAAAAAAATTAGCTTGGCTACATTTTTTGAAAAAAGAAATTGTTTTTCGGAAAGCTTCATATTTTATATTCACATTCAAAATAATCTCTATGCGGCCACAAACGAGGAAGGGTTTAGGAGACCGATTGTTCAGCGGCCGCATAGAGAAACTTTTTCTATTAATGCTTTAGTAATCTATATTATCACATAATACAAAATTAATGTGAATTATATTTTTCTAAAACAAAATTTATTCTTACATTCAACGACTTAATGATTATTTTTATTTCACAGTATTTAAATATGACGACAAAAGATATTTTACTCTCGGCGCAAAAATATCAGGAAGCTCTGCAATTTTTTTTATCAACATAAAATCTGCCTCATCAACCTCTATTTCTCCTTTTTGATAAATCTCTTCTGCTAAGACGTTCTTTTTAATAACGTCTCCTTCTTTAACGTTAGGAGAAATCATTGTATTAGCGAATATTTTATGCATAAAAAGCGTTTCTTTTTTTATGCTTTTATCGGGCATTTCAATCGCTTGTTCAATTGGTTGGCCAGATAAATCGGTAATCGGAAAATTAAAATTTAATTTCATTTTTCACCTTTTAAGTTAAATTAAAAAAATACTTATTGTAAATTGTAAAACTAAACATTCCACACGGTATCAGTCCACACGCCCGCCGTTCTAATTTGTACGCGCGGATTTCCGGCCACGATAACCATGCGCACATTCCCAGGCTAGTTAATTAAGCATCTGCGAATAAAGCTATTCGATACACTACGCCATTCAACTCACCCCTTACTGATGCAACTGACGATACGGGTAAAACAATAGCTCCGCGATCTGATGCTACAAAATTAATTAGCCCACGACTAATATTTAATTGAGTTAATGTTAATGCTGCTATTGCACCGTCAGTATAAATATCCACATTACCGGTGTCAAAAATTTGCATTACCCTACTTCCACCATTGAAGAAACTTATTGGCTTACCTGTTAACCCTGACTGCCAAGAAATATACGCATCATTTCCCGAGATATTACTATCATGAAAATGTATATTTCCAGAAATCTTATCAGTTCCTTCACCGGCTGTATTTCCGGTTATGGTTAATGTAGATCGATTGGCCGTATTGATAACGGATAAAGTTGGCGAATTAACTGCCGCTGCATTTTGTGCAATTGTCGTTCCCGCCGAGAAACTACCGTATAACCCAGACAAACTACTTAACGTCGATACGTTACCCAAATAATCAATTGTCAATTTATCAACATAACCATACGCAGATCCATCGCCACTCACGTCTTCGTAATGCTGTATTTTGTATGTCGTTCTTAATACGGTTCCAGTTTTGCATTGATGCCAACTTCCAATAACGCTACTAGAGGGGGTTCCTATATAATACCCTCCAGCAGTCGCGATAAAATCTCCAGCTGAAGAAGTAATGCTAGCAGTGCTATACATAGGATGATAAAAATAAAGTCCTTGGCTAGGCGACAAAAGCGCGACAGTTGTTAGCGTTCCGTTTATTACAGCCTGAATTCTTGCGGTGCTATTTCTTGTCGACGCCGTTGCGGTCCAGTTTGTTTCGCACTCCCACGATATTGCACCACAATTATATGCCACTCCATCACTTGCTTTTTGTGTATTTAAAATTTGCGTTCCGGTCCCTGCCATACTTGCGTTATATACGGTATTAGCGAGTGTCAAAAAAGGGGTAGCCGCTCCTAATGTACCAGAAAATGATATGGTTTCTAAGTTGTATAGGTAAGATTTCTTAAGAGAATCTACATACAATCCATCAACTAATGCGCCACCATTGACAATTTGCAAATGAACGCCTGACATTTCAGTAGTTGCAGGATCTCCCGCAAAACTACCTTCGCATTTCCAAAATAATTTCCCTAACGAAACCATGCCTGCACTAGACCGCCGTTGCATTGCTAAAAAGGACGAAGACGTGTTAGTCAAATCCGTGCTCAACGGTAAAGTATTTTCATTCCAAATTTCTAAGAGCGTTAACTCTGCTCCGGCGGCGCCAGTTCTTATATTCCTTTGCAAAGCGTAATTGTAAAGATATTTATTTGTCGCGCCTGAATTATAAAAAAGGCGAAGATAAGATGATGACCCCGCCATACCGTCAACGTCTATATCAATATAGGCAGGTGTACCAACTAAGTTTTGAAAACTTAATCGACCTATGACGTGGTTAACTGGATTAACATCTACTGTCATCGTTGCGTCAAGCGTTGTAGTTGTATAAGCCTTTGATATAAAAGACGCGCGAGAATTTACATTACCATAAAAATCAAAATTCATGCTTGATGCTGTAGTATTGGCGCCAAAATTAACGAGCGATGTCCCGGTAGTGGCCGTTTTCGCATCAATATATAAGACGGAATTTCCTAGCTGGTTATTGTGATAAATTTGGCTAGAACCGTCGCCAAGATTTTCCCATACCAAACCGCTTGCTCCATCATTTCCAGCCATATTGGCTTTAAAATATGGAGTAGATGAAACATTTATAAGTCCAGTCCCAGTCCAGAATAAATATTGAGAAGCTGATATTGTCTTGTTTCCTGCCGCATCTCCAAATAGGATCGCGCCAGTCGTAGCAGTGATATACGGAAGTTGTGCCTTATCTCCCGAAGTATGGGGATATAATACCCAATTGCCAGCCCCAAGGTCTGCCCTATCCCACAAATTTTCAACACCAACCGCGGTATCGACATAAGCTGTTGTAGCTAATTTTGTAGAATTATCCGCTGCGGCTTGCGTCGTAGCTGTCGTGCCATTTGGTAATGCCGTACTCGTTGCAAATAATCCAGCGGAACTAGTCGTAACAATGCCGTTGCTTGTGCTTAATGTTGGTATTTTTAATCCTAAAGATGCTAGCGGGAATAAATTTACTCCATCGGTTCCCCACAAAATATCACTTGCAACTACCGTCCAGTTATGCCCATTCCATTTAATTTGTTGTCCTTGTGTAAATGTTTGTCCTGTATCCGTCCTTGTTATATCGTTATCGGTAACTGTTGCCGATGCAATTATATATTGCCATCCAACTTGTACAGCGGCAAGGGTAGGAAAATCGGAAGGAATAAAAATAAATCCTTTGTCATATTCATTGCCGCCGCTATTAAAAAGTGTATCTAATAAAGGAATAATTGGGTTACCCATAACGACCTCTTTAAATTGGTTTTGTTAAAAATGTAAATACTCTGTCCGCGCTCTCTGTTGCATTGCTGACTATTTTCAAATATTTAATGGAATAAAAATCTATAGCACCTATTCCATAAGCTCTATTTTGTGTACAACTTATTGAAACAAGCGCATTATTTATATTGTAATAATCATAAAACGTTGAGCCGTCGGGCGAAACTTGAAATGATATTTGTGTGCCTGTAAATGTTGCTGGCATAATAATTGTTTTAAGCGTGACGCCACAGCAGTCAAATATACCGCTCGTTGTACTATTAGCCGGAATTGTTACATTGTATGGTGTAATTATATTTGTTGAAAAATCGCCTTTTTCTGCCATGATAAAATCCTCTTATTGACTTGAAACATGTAAAAGTTTAATTTTGAAATTTGATAATTCTGCCGAAGCCGAATTATATCCACTACCAATGCGCAATAATCCTATTGCGGCACTTCTTGTTCCTGTAGATGTATCGGTTGTTCCGAATTGCACATCATTAATCAAAACAAAATTATTACCAGTACTAATATCCCAATAAACAGCTATTTTATAATCAGTACCAGTAGTTGGCGCCCAAACACCTAAATTTATACTAGCAATAGATACGTCTGA